TAGAGGATGCAACAACCGAGTATCTAATGGAACTCAATCCATATGCTCCTGCTGGTTCAAAAGAGGCAAGAGCATATCAGAAATCAACCACTGCTACAAAGCGTGGTGAGGCACGTAAAGCAGCAGTTAAAGGCGCTGTAGAGCGTGTTAAAAGCGTTGGAAGAACTGCCAAGGCAGTTGCTGGAGTTGCGGGTTCAATCGCCAAGGATGAGGCAAGAAGAGCAGGACGTGGTGCTGCCCATGCTGCTACAAAGGCAGTAGGAGCGGTTTCTGCTGCTGCTAGCAAGAAGAAAGCAGAAGTTAAGCAGGGCGTTAAGAGCCTACTTGGAAGGGGTCTCCGTAAGGCAGCAGGCGCTGCTGGTGTAGTTGCTCAAAAGGCACGTAAGGCAGGTGCTGCTGCTGGTAGAGCTGCTGAAAGACTTGGCGAAGATTATTTTGATTATGTTCTTGAGTATCTGGTTTCTGAAGGTTTTGCTGATACCAACGAAAATGCTTTAGTTATTATGGCAAACATGAGCGAAGAATGGAGAGAGGAAATTTTAGGACAACTTGATGAAGCTCAAAAACCTCTTCCAACTCAAAAAATGCAGAATAGAAGATATTATGTTCATATGAAGACTGGTGAAGCTGCTGGTAGTTCTCGCAATGAGAAAATTAGACAGGTTTTGGATGCACATAAAAAAGATCCAGAAGGTGAGGCAGCAAAAGCAAGAGCAAAGTCAAAATACAGAGGTTGATATAAAACTAACATAAAATTAAGCACCCTCTTGACAGGGTGCTTTTTTATTGCTAGAATACCTTTGTTAGGGTTGAAGGATAAATAATAGCTCTTAAAGATTACTATATGAGCTATGAGAATCCTTGGAGATTCAATGGAGAGATTTTTGAGTCTTCTGATATTCAAGATCATTTTGGTTTTGTTTATCATATCCACTGCACTGCAACTGGTAAGTCGTATATTGGTAGAAAGTATTTCTGGAGTTTCCGCACACCAAAAGGAAAATCTAGAAAAGTTAAATCAGAGTCAGATTGGAAAAATTATTATGGATCATGCCCCGAACTCAAAGCCGATGTTAAACTTTGGGGCAAAGCATCCTGCAACAGAACAATACTTAGCCTCCATAGAACAAAAGGACAATGTAACTACGAAGAAACCAAACAACTTTTCTTAAATGATGTGCTGAAAGAAGCACTTGACGATGGAACTCCAGCATACTACAATAGCAACATACTAGGACGCTACATGCGAAAAGACTATGGTAACTTTGGAGCAGACACTTCGTCAAACTCACGATTGGGCAGTTGATAGAATTCATACGTTGTCTGAACAAGATCTAGAAGATGCTCGTTCTATTCAATTAGAGTTTAGTGAATGGTTGAATCCTGATATTGAAGATCATGATATATACTCTCTAGAATATATTGGAGATTGAAAAATAAATTTATGTATTATAATAAATCCTTTCCAGTAACTATCATTGATGATTTCTATCCGAATCCACATGAAGTTAGAAATTATGCATTATCTCAAAAATTTGAACCAAATAAAACTGGTAGATGGCCTGGAGCAAGAACTAATACTATACACCAAATAGATGAACAAGGTTCGATAATGATGAAGTTTATGATAAAAAAAATTTTATCATTATTTTATACTGCAAATGACATAAAAACTATTACGATTGATAGTCATTTTCAACATATTAAACCTTTTCATAAAGATAAAAATCACGTATATAATCGTGGATATATCCATAATGATTCTACTATATTTGGAGGTGTTATTTATTTGGATCCAAATTCTGAAGAAGGAACTGGAACATCAATATATTCTTTGAAAAATAAATTAAAAACAGATGATTATCTCGACGAATATGCAAATAATTTAAAATTTAAATATCATAATCACAATATAGAATTTACTGATAATGATATCGATCTTTGGAATCAGCAAAGAGATAAATTTCAAGAATCTGTAAGAATAGAAAATATTTTTAATCGTTGCATATTATTTGATGGATATGAGCATCATGGTGTTCCTAGTTTTGGAACAAAAGAAAGATTAACGCAAGTTTTTTTTGTTTATGATTTGGAATTTTCTGATTGTAATATGAGATTTCCTTTACGAAGAGAATTTGTCGATGACTTCAAAATAAAAAGCTTACATAATTGACAAAAGATAAATAATCACTTATTATGCAGAAATCCCTATTATGAGTAGGGTATTTATCATGAGTCCTTGATGTGACAATTAGAGCCGTGGAAGATGCCCTTCGAGAGTTGGGTGTACCCCTCTTCTATACGGATGTAGAGTTCAATTAATTTTAATGCAAAACATCTTTACTGTAGCCCTGCCCCTTCTGGCATCGGTTACAACCAATGTGGCAACACTGCCTGTATTCCCTCCCTTGACGACGCCTCCAGCGCCGTTTTCTGTTATTAAGGAGTTTGATACGACAGCGACCCGAGAGGTTGCTCCCGAAAAGCCGAAAGAGAAAAGGCTAATTTGTAAAGGGTGTTCAGAACATGAACAACTTGCCTTGGATTTTTTCCAAGATCAAGGAATTAAAGACAGAAACGCCCTTGCTACTATCATGGGCAATATTAAGCAAGAATCTATGTTCGTGCCTAATATTTGTGAGGGTGGTAGCAGGACTCAGTACCATCACTGCGGACGTGGTTATGGTCTGATCCAATGGACATCTGCCGATCGTTATTATGGATTGGGTGATTTTGCTAGGAAGTATGGTGGTTCTCCATCAACACTCCCAACGCAACTTCGTTATCTAACGACTGAGGTTCAATGGAAACGAATTGTTGACAGGATGAAAACTCCTGGTAAATCCATCAATCGTTACATGGACTATGCGTATAGTTGGATTGGTTGGGGCATTCATGGTGCCCGCACTTCATATGCTCATGAGTATGCTAACCGACTGATCACGGTAGAAGTTTGATAAAATAAAATAAACGGAGAAAGGGATTGAAAAAATATTAATTTCCCTTTCTCTTATACATATAAAAGTAAAAATTAATGGAGTTGATTATGTCACAAACCATTCAAGATCTTAATGCTGCATTTACAACTTGGCAAACTGAAGATGAAAAGTTTGTAAATGGGAATAATGCTGCTGGAACTAGATCTCGTAAAGCACTTCAAGAAATTTCAAAACTTGTTAAGGCACGTAGATTAGAAATTTCCGAAGAAAAAAATAATAGAAAAGAAAACAAATCCTGAATTTTATCTGATATTAATATAATTTTTTAAGTGTTCTTGTGAGATTATAATATGGGAGAAAGACCTATTTTAGGACATTACTATATACCTTCTCAAATGAGTAAAGAGATATGTGATATTATAGTAAGAGATTTTTATGATGAAAGACTTTTAAAACCATCATTATTACACTCTAAAAATAATAAATTTAATACAGAAGTTAGAAAATCTAACCAAAGATGGCTTGACAAAGATAGTTGGGTTGCTTCCATGCTAACCCATTTTATTAGATCTGCAAATATAGAATATTATCGTTTTAATTTGACAGATTGGAAAGATCAAATTCAATTTACTGTTTATGAACCTCCAGATGATCATTATAAATGGCACATTGATATGTTAGATACATCTGGATTTAATGAAATTAGAAAGTTAAGTATTGTGATGTGCTTAAGTTCTAAAAATGATTATGGTGGGGGCGAATTAGAATTATTTCACCCCACAAATAAAACAACTAGTTTTAAGTTAGATGCTGGCGATGTTGTTATTTTTCCTTCAATAGTTTCTCACAGAGTGAAAAAAACAACTTGGGGAAGAAGAATTTCTTTAGTTGGATGGTATGGTGGACCACCTTTTGCATAAATGAAAATACCAAAAATAATTCATCAAACTGCGCCAAAAAATGAAAAGGAGTGGCATCCTATTTGGAAAGAATGCCAACAGTCTTGGAAAAACAATTTTCAAGACTTTGAATATATTATGTGGGATGATGAAGATATCAGAGATTTGGTTAAAAGTGATTATCCAAAATTTTTAGATCATTACGACTCTTGGCCATATCATATTATGAGAGTTGATTTTGCACGTTTTTGCATTCTTCATAAGTATGGTGGAATATATGCTGATATGGATATGTACTGCTATTCTAATTTTTATAACTTTTTAAAAAACAAAAGTGTTTATTTAATAGAGTCTTGGCCTGAATGGGGAGAAAAAGTATCTAATTGTTTGATGGCATCATCCCAAAAAAATAATTTTTGGGAAATATGTATGGAAAAAAGTATAGTAAATTTTGATATTATTGAAAATTCAAATATATCTTTTGATAAAGTTAAATTTGTTTTAAATTCGTTTGGACCAAAATACATGTCTAAATTAATTGATGATGAAATTGGTATTTTGCCAAAGGAAAAATTTTATCAAAGAGCAGAATTTCAATTTAATAATGCTGGTAGTGAATACAATTCTGAAAAGTATAAAAAAATATTAAATGAATTTTATACTTTAACTCAAACAAATACTGATTTTTTTACTCGGCATTGTTTAACTAGTGTGTGGTAAAAAAGTGACTTGACAAGGTTGCCATTATCCCTTATAATACTCTCATGGGCAGGCGGGGTTCCACTCCACTCCCACATGGGACTGTTGCTTATTGGTTAAAGCCCACTGCTTATAACGGTGTGAACAGAGTTCAATTCTCTGCAGTCCTACTTGGAAGAATATTCTTCCTTTATGTCTTGGTAGCTCAGATGGATAGAGCCACTCACTTCTAATGAGTTGGTCGGGGGTTCGAGTCCCTCCCAAGACGTTGGAGATTTACTCTTCAAATTTATATTCCACAATGGCGCAGCGGTAGCGCAGATGACTGTTAATCATTTGGTCCCTGGTTCGAATCCAGGTTGTGGAGTTGGAAGGACTGGAAATGTCTGGGACTTCCTCTAAATCCTAACTTTTGTTAGGTCGGGGACTTGATCACCCCCGTTCATAACAGAAAACGCTGGACAAACTTTGGAGGTATAAATCCTTGCAAGGTCTCCCACCCCATTTGGGTGCCTTCCTGAGAACAGGAAAAATAAGGTTTGGTGTTTTCTCTTATCACTGCCCTCTAACGCAGTGAAAATTGCAGAAAGTGTCTTCTGCGGGTGTCGGGCACTCGATACCCATTTGCCCTTGTAGCTCAGTGGTAGAGCAACGGTTTTGTAAACCGTTGGTCGCTGGTTCAAATCCAGTCGGGGGCTTATAAAAAATCTAGAGTATGATTACAATAATAGATAATGTTATACCAAAAGATTATCAAGATAAATTAGAAAAATTTTTTCTGGGACCAGAACTCCCTTGGTTTTTTACTACCAATTTAGTTGGTGATGATACATCTACGGGGGTAGGATTTTCTCATAGACTTATTACTTTAGATAACAAATATAAAAGTCCAGGATATAAAAATGTAATTTCTTTGGTTGATGAAATTTCTAAAAAAATAAAAATTGATATTTTTGCAATACATGGTAGAAGTTTTTTGCAGTTACCATCACTTGCTTCTAAACATAATGATTTGTTTCATGTTGATATTGATCAATCACATTTAGTTTATCTTTATTATGTAAATAATTCTGATGGTAATACTATTATTTGTAAAGAAAAATTTGAGAAAAATAAAAAATTAATTAAACCAGAAGAATATAAACCAGATATATTGGAAGAAATATGCCCTAAGAAAGGAAGAGTTGTAATTTTTGATGGATCTTTATATCATGCTGCTGGAGTTCCTAAAAAAAATCCAAGATGTGTTTTGAATTTTTCAGTAGTTCCAAAGTAGTTGACATAATATAAAATTTGATATATAATAATACTACCGTGTGAAGGTAAGTGCTGGGAGAGAAATCTCCCACTTTTGCGAATGTGGTGTAGCGGTAACATCCCATCCTTCCAAGTTGGTGTCACGGGTTCGATCCCCGTCATTCGCTTATAAAACCGTAAAAACCGAAAAGACTTGACTGATCCCAAAGGAGATGTTAAGATAAATATCGTGAAGTGATAGTGCCTCAATTACTCGCATGATCACACATTATGTCCTATAGAACAAAAACAAATTTTTATGAAATTTAAACAACTGATGCTTGCACCTGTTGCTCTGGGAATGGTTGCTCCTGTTGCTGCGAATGCCGCAGACCTTAATATGGCAGCAGTCAACCAATATGCTTCCTCCGAGCAGGTCTCAAGTATCAATCAACTTTCTGATGTGCAACCCACTGATTGGGCATATCAGGCACTCAGCAACCTTGTAGAGCGTTATGGATGCGTTGCTGGTTATCCTAACGGCACTTATGGTGGTGGTAAGGCAATGACCCGCTATGAGGCAGCAGCACTTCTGAATGCTTGCCTTGATCGTGTAACCGAACAAACTGATGAACTGAAGCGTCTTGCTGATGAGTTCCGCAATGAACTTACTGTAATTCAAGGTTCTGTTACTAAACTGGAAGCACAGGTTGGACAACTTGAAGCAACCCAGTTCTCTACCACTACCAAACTCCGTGGTGAAGCATCTTTCGTTCTCGGTAACGTTGATGATTATCGGACCAAAGGTGGTGATGTAACTCATGCAGCATTTAACTATGATCTGCGTCTGAACCTGGACACTTCATTTACTGGTAAGGATCTTCTCAAGACTCGTCTGCGTTCTGCTAACTTCAGCAGCGATCCTTTTGGTTCTAGTTCTTCTTTGTTCAAACTGGATAAGGCAGATAACACCGCAAGTGAAGTTGGTAACAACGTAGTTATCGACCGTCTGTATTATCAGTTCCCTGCTTTTAACAACAAAGTAACTCTGACTGCTGGTGCTGCGGTTCGTAATACTGAAATCGCTTGGATGCCTTCCGCATATAAGTCTGGTATTCTTGACTTCTTTGCTGTTTCTGGTACTCCTGGTGTCTATAACAAGGCAACTGGTGCTGGTTTTGGTGTTCAGTATGGTAAGAAAGGTATTGTTGCTGGTGTAAACTATGTTGCACAAGCAGGTCAAGATAGTTCCAAGGGTGAGTTTGATGAGACTGGTGCTCTGAACACTCTCGCACAGATTGGTTATCGTGGTACTAACTGGGGTGCTGCATTCGGTTATCGTTATGGTACTGAAGGCACTCGTGTTCGTACCTACAACGGTCTGGATGGTGCTTCTGGTACTCTGGTTCCTGGTCAGACCTCTAACGGTTATGCCCTGAACGCATACTGGCAACCAACCAAGTCTGGTATTGTTCCTTCTATCTCTGCAGGTTATGGTTGGAATACTGTAAGTGGTACTCCTAGTGCTGCTACAGATAGTCAGTCCTGGTTTGCTGGTCTTCAGTGGGAAGATGTGTTTGTTGATGGTAACTCTGCTGGCGTTGCTATTGGTCAAGCACCTACTGGGGAAGATCTTGAAAAGGCAACGATGCTTGAGATTTTCTACAAGTATCAAGTATCTGATAACATCAGTGTCACTCCTGCTATTATCTACGGAAGTGATAACCAACGTCTTGCTGGTAACTCCTCTAACTGGGGTGGTGTAATTCAGACGACTTTCCGTTTCTGATATTTTAATGGGGGGTTGACAAAACCCCCTTTTTGTTGTATTCTGTGTAAGGAAAGGAAAAACTAATGAAAATTAATCTTTGGTTCTGTAAAGATATGAACCAATGGC